AAGCATCTTATCGCTTGAATTCCCCATCACGCTGTATAGATAAGTGATAACATCTCCATAATCTTCACGATATTGTTTGGACATCTTTCTTCGTTTGATTCTCTCTTGCGATAAATCCTTGATGATAGAGCCATCAATTTTGTGTGCTTGGATAAAATCCAACGCTTCTTTGATTGTGAGGAAGTGCATCGCCTTCTCAACGTATTTGGTGAATCGGTGTGTGTAGAGAGGATGAGCCTTTGCAAGATATCCTCTCATGCTTGAATAGTCTTCGATACGTTCGAATAGGAAGTGAGGCTCTTGGTTTCTAACAATCACATAAATTTTAATGTTTTCCATAAGCATCTATTCTCCTTTTGATTTCGTTGATTGCATCTAATGTGATGCGGTTCTTCCCATTCACAAAGCTCCACACAAGATGATAATTGATGATGTTGGAATCTTTGATGAACTCTCCGATTGACATCCCTGTATCTTTGAAGAAATTCGTGAGTTCTTCTTTCAAAGCTAAGTCTTGATATCTTGGTTGGCTCTTGTTGAATTGTCGTTGATAGTACCCTTCTTGAGGTTCTTTCTTTGGTGAATTTAGTCCAATGATTTTTTTATCTTTTAATCTTCGAACCATTCGAACACCATCAATATCCACAATCTCGATGTTCTCGTATTCATAAGTTGAACGAGTTCCGTTCAATCCTTCGACTTGATTTGCCATAGTTTTACTCCTTATTTTTGATTTTGATTTTTGAAGGCTTCATCGATGTGCTCGAATACCATGAGCATTTGTCTTCTCACGAATGGATGATTCTCATATTCATCACATAGCTTTCCACTCGATTCGAAGACCCAATTGAAATATTCGACAGAACCGAAGCCCAACTTCTGAGCGACACTTTCTTGTTCCACAATCCAATCGGCGACCTTGTTCATGAATTCGTGATAATCTAATTTCATTCAAGCTCCTCCAATCTGAGATAAATCCCCGGTGGAACCGCATAGAACTTCTCTGAGATTTTAGAAGCGACCTTGTTGTCATCTTCCCAGAATCCCAAATCGGTCAGACAATCAAGCAGCAACTTCTCCATATTGTCTAGGTCTGGTTTTGTGCCTTTATACTGTCCGTTGTACTTTCCATCTTTTAGAGGGAAGCACCATTTGATTGTGAGCCTCACACAGCCCCGTAGAGGCGTTTTAGGAGCGAAGTGAGAGAAGTGTGCCATGTACTTCGCCCGAGCCTGTATGAGCTTAGGAGGTTCGTAGAAATGAGGTTTTCCATTCCTACAAGTCACTTGTTTTTGTTGGTGAGTCGTTGTTGGGAGTTCCATGGGAATGAAGAATTCAATCATGCTCTCCAACACCTCTCCACGCCCCCAATTGAGGTTCATAGATAACATACCCAGCGGATTTCAATTGTCTGAAAATCCATTCCATGAGTTCAGGTTGTTTCGAAATCCATTCCAACACTTGAGATTGCGTTGGGTCATATTCTTCATCTGGGAATGAATGATATAAGAGCGGCATCTCTTTTCCCACTTCCAACAATTTTGATTTTTTACGTGCCATATTTTTCTCCTTTTAAGTTTGTGAAATTCCACACAGACTTTTTCTTTTTTTATTTTCGCTTTTGTCCATGTATAGACAGGACAGACAAGGGGGCGGAGTCTAAAGCCCCCTTGCTCTGTTCCTATCATGGACGATGGACGATTCTTCGGACACTTCCCTATTACACACTCTTAGTGTTATGGTTTGTCTGTCCGGGACAAACTCGGTGTCTGACTCCGACTTTGTCCTGTCCAAGTACACCTTTTAGGTGCATTATTTTTATCTCGTGGACACGGACAAACTCGGTCTTTTGTCCTGTCTGTCCCGGTGTCCAAGACCGAGTTTGTCCTGTCCAAAAATAGGATATTTTCCTAATTTACTTTTTCAAGGTTACATTTTCACCATCGAATTCATACCCATCTAATTCCTTGATTCGTCTCTTCAGAGTCTTCTCAGATATGCCCATATATTCACAAAGGTCATTCGAAGTGACAGGATTCATTCCATCATTTAGAGCTGAGTACGCTGTGTCGAATGCAATTTTTCGTTCTTCCTTGCGTTGTTCTGGAGTCATTTTTGCATCAAAGTTTTTCTTCCAAGTTTTCTTCCAATTAGGTGTGTTATCATCCAACTCGATATCATCGAGGATTCCTGTATCGTCCACAATATGAAGTGGATAACTGAACCACACATTTCTTGGTTTGAACTTAGCGAACTCTCGAAGAGTTCCATCCACACGCCACGCTGACATCGTTTGAATCTTGCTTGTTTCTCGATTGATGAGCTCGTTCGTTTGCCATCTATCTTGGATGTTCACGACCGCTTTTTCGAAGTGATTACGCATTTGATATGGACTTCTCAAGTCATCTAGTCCGATGTATTGTTCCATGTAAGGACGATTCATGCGATTGATGGCATCCTTGTAGATGTCGCAAGCCAATTGGTCGAATCGTTGTTGGATAATCTCATCCGTGAGCTCTAATTCCACTAAATCGACAAGGGCATCTGGGTCCCGAGCGAATACTCCCGAACCACTTGCTCTATCCATGGACTTCTTGCCACCTTGAGCCCCTTTCGAGTGGTGGTGACAGTAGATGACCGAACATCCTAGCTCTGTCGCTACCTTGTCGAATTGATTCGTGAAGTGTGCCATCTGATCCGCACTATTTTCATCCCCTGTTAGAACCTTGTAAATAGGGTCGATGATTACAGCGATATAGCCTTTCTTGTGGGCTCTTCGAATCAGCTTCGGTGCAAGCTTGTCCATTGGGACTGTCTTTCCACGTAAGTTCCAAATATCGATGTTGGATACGTTTCGAGGCTCGATGCCCATTGCTGCATATACATCCTTGAATCGGTGCAAGCATGAGGCTCTATCAAGCTCGAGATTCACATATAGAATCTTTCCTTGCGTACATTCCCAACCGAACCATTTCGAGCCCTCAGCGATTGCAATCGACATATTGATGAGCCCGAATGACTTCCCAGCTTTCGAAGGTCCCGCAATCAACATCTTGTGACCTTGTCTGAGTACACCTTTGATGAGCTCTGGAGCAAGCTCGGGCATATTGTCCCAAGTCTCGCTCAATCCTTCAGGATCCGGCAAATCATCATTCAAGTCTTCGATGTATTGATACCAATCGTCCCAAGACTTATGACCGATGTTGGTGTCAATGATGAATTGTTTCTTGCCATCTCTAATGAATCCCGGGAGACGACTCAAGCGACTTGGATTCTTGTTTTGTTCGTCTACATTGAGTCCGTTTTTCTTACAAATTTTGTATAAATAATCAACACGTTTTTTGTATTCTTCTTTGTTTGCTGCTTCAATTCGTACAATTGCATGGATGGACTTGCCACCGCTATATACAAGAGTTGCAATTGGAAGTTCAAGCTCTCGCATGATGGCGTTTTGCTTCTCCAAATCCATGTTGTCTGATTCCACAAGGGCGTAGCGATAACTCACAACGTTATCGTTCTTGACNCCTTGCCCATCCATTGGGTTGAATCGCACCCACGCTCCTGCTTTCTCGTTGTAATCNCCTAAGNCCTTNCCAATGTCTCCACCGCATCGTTCAAGCTCGTCTATGAGCTTCCCTGCGGTTCTGTCGTATGAACCACGATGTGGAAGATATTTTTCGATTTCGCCCGTCTCAGCGTTCGTCTTAGCGTAAGATTGTGTTGAATATGCCACGATGTCATCTGATTGGAATAATGTATCTAAGTATCGAATAATCTCTTGCACAGGATTCCAATTCTTTGGTTCGTGGAACTCCTTTCCATCAATCCATGCTTTGTCAACGAATTTGTAGTCGTTGTCGTATTGAATCGAAGAATCCCATTCGAGAGCACCTCGTCCATCATCATGAGCTTGAGAAGGATTGAATCCTTGCTCGACAGCCATGTGGAAGATTGTGCCTCCCGTGACTGGTGAGCCTGTCCCTTGGAACGTATCCCATTTTTTGTAGCATTCCCCGGGATGATATCGTCCCGAATCTCGAGCCGACCATGATTCCCAATCTGATGCCGAATAGCCTTCATGCTTGAGAGCCATTCCGACATTCACCCATTCTTGATAGTTGAGGAATGAGGGGTCGATGTATTCTAATAATTCAAGTAAGTTGTTTTCTTCCACTCAATCACTCTCCTTTGTAAGTATGGACATCGATATTGTGAGGAACTCTCCAACCATTCGCAGCAATGCGATTGATGAGCTTAGATGCTGCTTCGAATTGCCACATTCCTACATTTCTGAATCCATAGCGTTCTAATAATCTGATTTGTTTTGGTGTTGTCAAGCCCTCGTTTTGGCGTTTTGATAGGCGGTCAAGAATCTTCTGAGCCTTCCCAGCATTGCCAATCTCATCGGGCATGATTCCGAGTCTTTCTAATGTTTGAAGTTGCTTGTCTGAAGGTGGGCTCATCTCCCATCCAAATGATGGGACATAGCTCGTGAGGTCTTCGGCATGAATCGACATCTCGAATTGGAGCGGATCCACAAGCTTGCGTTTGCGTTTTCGCATCTCAGCGAGTTGTTTCGCAAGAGCTTCTTCACGTTGAGCTGTTACATCCTCTTTTGCGACCTCTTCTAATTCAAGGAGCTCAAATTCCGCTCCCGTGTTCTCTTCAGTACGTTCAACCATCGCTTTTGCAACTTCCTCGTTCTCAGCGATGAGGTGAGCTGGGCGACACAATTCATGCTTCTCGGTATGCCATAAGAAGTCGAGGAGCAAAAGATGTGTCTTCCCGGGATGTAATCTTGTTCCACGCCCCACCATTTGAGAATATAGGGAGCGAACCTTTGTCGGTCTCAACACGACCACACAATCAACTGATGGACAATCCCATCCTTCGGTCAGTAACATCGAATTACACAAGACATTGTATTTTCCATTCTCAAAATCCTCGAGGACTTCCGCACGGTCTTTGGATTCTCCATTCACTTCCGCAGCTTTGAATCCCTTCGAGTTCAAGATGTCTCTGAACTTCTTGGATGTATTCACTAATGGAAGGAACACGACTGTCTTCTTATCCTTGCAATGCTCCATCATCTCGTTTGCAATTTGTTCGAGATACGGGTCCAACGCATTCCCAACATCACTCGCTTTGAAGTCGCCTTGTGACATCGAAACGCTTGAGAGGTCAAGATTCAATGGGATTGTGAGTGCTTTGATTGGGCTCAAATAACCTTCCTTGATGGCTTGCGGTAGTGTATATTCGTAGGCTAGCGAGTCAAAATATGTCCCCAGATTACGCATATCACCACGGTCGGGAGTTGCTGTTACTCCTAACACATTCGCACTATCAAAGTGTGAGAGCACACGTTGATATCCATCAGAGATGCAATGATGAGCTTCATCCACCACAATCGAATCGAAGTGGTCTTTCTCGAATTTTGCGAGTCTTTTGGGTTGTTGCAATGTTTGAACGGATCCAACGACAACTCGATTCCATGAGCCGATACTCGTTGAGCTTGCTTTCTCGAGCGATGTTTGAAGTCCTGTTGACTTGAACAATTTGTCGCTTGCTTGGTCTAGCAATTCAGAGCGGTGAGCGAGGACGAGAACTCTCTCGCCCATCCTCACACGGTCTTCGATTACTTTTGCGAACACAATTGTCTTTCCGCATCCTGTGGGAAGGACGAGAAGAGTCTTCTTGCGACCTTCTGCCCATTCCTGTTGAATGGACTCACGAGCCTCTTCTTGATATTTTCGCAATTCCATTCAATGTTCCTCCTTTTAGAACGCACCCCAAGATGGTTGTTGTTGTTGTGTTTGAGTTGCTTGTTGTTGATATTGTTGTTGTTGGAATTGTTGAGTTGGTTGTTGTGAACGATTTAAGACTTGATTTTGGTTCACATCTTCGGGATATAACATCGCTTTGACTTCGTTGTATTCATTGTCTTTGTATTTACGAATCCCAACCTTGCACACTCCACGAGTCCCAATGATTGTGTTCCAATTCATCTTCAATGGTTCGCCTTTGCGTTTTTGTCCAATGGATCCGAAGAATGATGACAACATTCCTTCTGTGCTTGAGTGTAAGAAAAGATTGTGTTTCAATTCTGCTTTCCCTTGTGCTGTCACGATTTCAATATTTACGACAGCTTTGTTGCACGCTGGAAGTTTCCCGGGATTGTCAGGATTTGGTGTATGTCTTTGTCGTTCAAATCCTGTGACTGTAAAATCGTAGAGTCCCACAGGAAGCAAGGTGAATGTTGAGTCTTGTTGGATAGTGTCGTCCCATCCAAATTCACGTTCGAAGTTGTTGTATTGTTCTGTCATAATTATTTACCTCTTTCTTTTGTTTGTTATTTGTTTGTATTTTCGATTGATTTCAAGACATCCGCCCAATTTGTCACCATGAACGCCCAATATTCTTGTGGGAAGTTTTCGATTGGTGTGTCTTGTGGGAAGTGTCCCTTCTTGAATGCTACATCTTGAAGCATCTTTGGAGTGACTGAATTTTGAAGCATCAAGTCCTTCAATGCTTGTGGAATAGAGTTTGGTATAGTGGTTGATTCTTTAATAGGGAACGGATCTTCTTGAGTTTCTGCTCCACTCGTTCCTGCTGGGATAACTTCATCGACTGAGGGCACTTGCTCATCAATTTTAGGCTCGCTTACTACTTTTCCAACGCCCACTTCTTGAGCTTGCTTCTTTGGTGCTTCTTGAGATGAAGAAGCGAAGATGTGTGCGATAGCAGCATAGTCCATTGGGAGCTCGTCTGGGAGTCCGTGTCGATTCTTCGCATCCCAAGCTGGGTGATGTGTCGTGTACATGACACGTTGACCGCCTGTCGCTTTTTTCTTCTTGCTTTCTGAGGTCATCACCATAGTTTTGTAATTACAGAATAGAAGTAAGTCGCACCATTCTTTGACTACGGGAGCGGTTTGCGAGCTCGTCTTCTTACCAAGTTTTAATTCGTAGCGGTCGTAAGCTCCATCCTCATCGGGCTGCTCAAACTTTCGAAGTTGCGAATGTGCGGTCAAGACCACATTGATTCCAATGTCCACTAGTTCTTGAAGCTTATCTAATAAGCGACCCATTTCTTCTCGGACATACGTGTATCCATTCCCATAGCCGAAATCTTCGATTCCTCTCTTTCCATGCATAGAGCACACACTCTCGATTGCAAGTGATTCAGCCCAATCGATTGTGTCGATGACTAATGTTTTGCACACTGTTGGGTTTGCTTTGACGAATGCGATTTGATTCATGAGCATCGTCCATGATGTTGGTTTGTCCATACGTTTGACATCCATGTTCGATGTCGAGCCTTCTGTGTCGATGAATAATGGATCCGGGAATTGTGCTGCGAGTGTTGACTTTCCAATCCCTTCGGTCCCGTAAATCACTACACGTTGGGCTCTTGCTTGTTTACCAGATGTTATGTTCATGTGATTTCTCCTTTCTTATCCTTAAAACTTCCAAGAGTTCGTTGGTTCTGTGTCTTGGAATGGTGTGACGGTGTCTGATACGACATAGCCATCCTCGATGATGATTTGGCATTCCTCTCCACTAGACACTCGAGTCGCAATGGCTTGAAGTCCCTCAGACTCTAACCACTTGCCGAACTCGGTCAACGTTGGAATGTCCATTTGTTCGAGCTTGTCCAAGAGTACGAATCCACATTCTGGTTTTAGCTTGCGAACAATTGCGGTCGCCACTCTTAATTGTTGAGAGCCACTCATGTTGTCCCATTTTTGCCCTTCAAAAACGAGTTCACCATCTTCAACAGATAGTCCCGGCAACGGTAAGTCCGCACTATCGAGTAGGCTTGTGCGTTCGTCTCGAACATCTTGGATTTCTTTTGTCAATTGGTCGTATTGGGATCCGTATTGTTTCGCATCTTCTTCGGCTTTCTCTTTGTCGAGGTTTGCTCGAACCTTGCGATTGATTTCTTCGATATTTGCGATTGAGCTTTCAACCTCATCGGTTGATTCATCCACCAAGTCTTCAATGGACTTGTTTGCTGCGATGTAGTCGCTCATTAGACTCTCGTGAGTCGCTTCTTCTTGAGCAAGTTGTTCTTTTAACTGTTTCAAGCGAGCTTCTGAGAGATGCAACGAGTTCACGATATTTTCTCGATTTTGGCGTTTCTTGGCGTTCTCACCATTTCGAGCAAGAATCTCTTGTTGCTCGTGAATCAAGTCCGCAATGCTCACTAATTCATTCGGAGCTTCGGGATATTGAGGTTGTTCGGCTGCGTATTTCTTTTTCTGATCCGCAATCTGTCCGATTGTTCTTCGCTCGTTGTATAGCTGCTCTTCTTTTCTATCAAGCTCCCACAATTTCTCCCCAACTCCGATGATTTGAAGAAGCGTGTTCGCTTTATCCTTCGCACTTGATTCGATGAATTTTGGAAGGTTCAAAGCGAGCTCTTCCACGAATGAATCAAGCAATTGTTGACCTGCTTTTTGTCCACTTGGATCCGTAACTTTCAAATCTGAATTCTTGCCCTTGCGTTCCACGATTAGTCCATTTGACAATTCCACTCTAAGTGTTGGAGGATTCATAGATCCGTCACGAGCTGGTTTGCTTGGTTTGTACTTGTTGCCACCCAATGCCCAAGCAATGGCATCGAGGACACTTGTTTTTCCTTGATTGTTGTTTCCACCGAGAATTGTGAGTCCGTTTGATGTAGGCTCGATTGTGACAGCCTTGACACGCTTCACATTCTCGATTTCTAGTTTGTTGATTTTTACTGTCATTAGTCGATAACCTCCCATTTTTTCGCTCTATCAATAAAACCTTGGATATTTCTTTTTTTTGTGATAAAAACGGAAGTTTCAATCATTTTCGCTATCGCCATCAATGTGTACTCAACTTCAAACTTTTCTTCATTTTCATATTCAAGTATTTCATTCAACACTTTTAAAATGCATTCTCTTTCTTTATTTGTTACTTTATGACTCATTCGTTTGATTTCTCCTTAATTTATTTTTATAATGTAGTTAGTTAGTTTAGGAAGTCGGTGATTGTTTCATCGGCTTTTTTGTTTTCGTTTTGGCATGAATTAGTATTTCGTTTCCTCCTTTGTTTTCCATGTATCTTGAAAATCAGGCTCCACATATTGTCCACTTCTAATTAGATTCACTTTTGATTCGTGCTGCTCAACCGCCTTTCCAACTAAGAGCACGATGCTCATCATTGCGATAATGAGTCCAAACGATAGGATGTACCATTGAAGCATCCATCTCATGAATGGAATGAATCGCACTCTTGTTTTTCTTTTTCGTCTCATTTATGCCAATCTCCTTTCGAATTCTGTTCTTGTCATCTTAGTTCCATATCGATTCGCCCAATTGATTCCTTCAAGCTCGAGGAATCTTTCAAACAATTCGATGTTGATGTTTACATCGTTTCGTGAGATCCGTACATAAGCATCAGCATATTCGCTCGCTTTGATTCGGTTCACGATGGTCTTCCATTTGGATTCCGTGTTGTATCTTGGATACATTTCTTGGAATTCTTTCTTTGAAATAATCTTCTTGTTCATGCTCCCTCCTTTTATCTCAGACTGAGATATTGTTAGCTAAAAAAAATATCTTCTACACTTTTACCTAATTCACGAGCTATGATGTCCATCTCGTAATCTTTAAATGGATACTCTCCTGCCTCCTTCTTCTCGTATTGTCTACGGTCTAAACCGATTAGATTCGCCATGTAACCTGTCGTAAGTTCTCGACCTAATCGTTCTTTTCTTAGCTCTAGTTTTGGTTTTAAGTGTTTCTTTTGTAATCTTTTTTTGTCGGTCATCCACTCACCTCCTCTCATGTATTTGAGGTTTCAAATCAACCTCGTGACACCAATATATCTCATGTTGAGATATTTGTCAACACTTTTTATCTCTTTTTGAGATATTTTTTTTGCATTTTTTATCTCTTACTTTTATAATGTTATCAAATCAACAAAAATGGAGGTTTTACCTTATGAACATTTTAGGTGAATCAATTAAAAAATTGAGATTAAATCATAAAATGACACAATCCGAGCTCGGAAAATTAACAGGTTTTAAACAAAATACAATTTCACAACACGAAAAAGGGAAAAGAGATATTGATGAAGAAGATATATTGAAATATTGTCGAGCTTTTGGGATAAGTCCACAAGTTTTATTTGATATGAGCAGCAACAAGCGAACTTCCAAAGAGTTATCCATAATTTACAACAAACTAGACTCAAAGAGACAATCTAAAGTATACGAATTCGCTTCGCATCAACTAGACGAACAAAATGGAATCCAAGAAGAGAAAGTGGTGTATCTCGTTCGTGGTCGTCAATCTGCTGCCGGATCCATGATTCATGTGGATGATGTAGATGCTGAAATGGGCGTACTTCCCTCTTCGATTGTTCCAAATGGTGCAAATGAATTGGTTCGAATCACAGGGGATTCGATGGAGCCTGTAATCAAGAAAGGCTCTGAAGTATATCTAAGATATCAACCAATTGTTGAAGATGGCGAAGTTGCTATCGTTCGAGTTGAAGATGAAGGAGTTACGTGCAAGTATCTCTATCGTGATGGGAAGAATGTTATTCTCAAATCTGAGAATCCAAAGTATGAAAATATAGTTGTGGATGCTGAGAAAGTATCAGTAATTGGAAAGGTTCTATTATAGGAGGGATATTATGCAAAAATTTAAAAAAATTGAAAACATTACAATCGATGAAGAAAATAAGAAATTCAAAATGGACAAAGTTGTAGTTCCTAACTCAAAGAAAAGAGGTTGTTTATCTAAGTTTCTTTTAATTTCAATTACTAATATTTTTTATCCGTTTTTCAAAAAGAACAAAAAGAAAAACACAGATTGGTTCTCATTTGATGACTTGGTAAGTTATGAATTGATTCAAAATGACGATATCGTGGTGACTGGTGGAGTTGGTAAAGCCGTTGTTGGTGGTGCCGTCATGACAGCATTAGCAGGTGGATTGTGGGGAATGACTGGGGCTGTTGTTGGTGGAGTTACTGGAAAAAGAAAGCAATCAAAAAAAGTGAATTCTCTAGCTATTAGAATTACGTTGAATAGTTTTGATTTTCCTTGCTGCTTTATTTATTTAATTGAAAAACCAATTAAAAGTAATTCGAAAGAATATAAAAATGTTGTAGAAAATGCTCAACTAATTCTAAGTACATTAGATTTAATTACGCATCATAAAGGGTGATTTAATATGTATATAGAGGAACGACACGGAAAGGATGGCATCAGTTATCGCTATTGTGAGAAGTTCTATGACCCTCGTTTTGATAAATGGCGTAGAAAATCCGTTACGTTCAACAACAAAACTCGTGAGACTAGGAAGAGAGCTCAAGAGATACTTGCGAATGCCATTCGAAAAGAGCTTGGAGATGTGGTGATGGATAGCCGAACGATTCATTCGGTCATAGAGGAATACAAGAAAATATATAAGAAAAACGTGAAGCGAACCACATTCTTGTCCGTAGAGAGACAATACGAGGAATTTGAAGAATTTGTTGATTCAAAGAGAATTATCACTACAATCACAACTCAAGATTTGAATCGATTCTTCGATTTTCTTCTCTATCAAAAGAATCTAGCGAATCAAACAACATCGACTTATAAGTCACGTTTGAATAAGTTGTTCCAATACGCTGTCAAAAATGGATACATCGAGACGAATCCAATTGAAGCTTGCATCATCGAATATAAAGTCCGAACAGAATCTAAGAAAAATCCCAATAAATTCTTGGAGGATGACGAATACAATCGTTTGATTGAATATACTCGCAAAATCAATCTAAGATATGCGATGTTTTTCGAATGGATGTATATGACAGGAATGCGAGCTGGTGAAGCTCTCGCCCTTACATGGGACAAGATTGACTTGGATTCAAATCCACCAGTTTCACACGTATCTTCAACGCTAGAATACCACAAATTGAAAATCAAGGATGTTTATGCGAGCACATCCCCAAAAACGAACGCATCGATCCGTTCGGTCTCGCTCCCAAATAGATGCATCGAGATTCTTGCTCAAATTGAAGAATTAGATGGCTCGAATCAAGGATTCATCTTCACCACATCCAAACACACACCACTAACAATCACAGCTGTCAATGCGTTTTTACGGACACATAGAGAGCGAATGGGAATCGACAAGAATATATCCACTCACATATTCAGACATACACACATCTCGAAGCTTGCTGAGATGGGATTGCCACTCTATTCCATTCAAGCTCGAGTTGGGCATGAGAACAGTCAAGTGACTGAATCTATATACTTACATATCACTAAAAAGATGAAAGATGAAGTATATAATGCAATTCAATTCATGTGAAAAGCTTGCCCCCAAATCGCCCCCAAGAGCACTTTTCCCCCAAAAATATCAAACCTCAGAAAAATAGACAAAAAGAAAAAGCCTTGATATATCAAGGCTTTTCGTGTGTTTCTTATCGTCTACGTTCTTGGATACGTGCTGCCTTACCACGTAAGTTACGTAGGTAG